GCACCCTTATAAGCAAATCACCCTCAAATGATAGGAAACTTGCACCGCCCCAAGAGGCAGCTCCACTACTTGTAATGGCGTACTCAGTTGCTGTACTACCTACTTGTGCTAAGGTAATGACTACTACGCCATCTACTGTTTCTCTCGATACCTTAAACAAACCTGTAATCTTATAAGCCGCAAACTCAGCGTCACCTTGTTTAGCTGTAACAGAAGCTGTAACTCTAACTGCTTGGTCAACAACACTTGTATTAAAAGTTTGAAGTGTAACTGCCGCTCCAGTATTGTAAGACTTGGTTCGACTATCTCTTATTGTAACATTCTGATTGGGACTTACCGGACGAATAAACTGGTTTGTAACCTCGCCCTTATAATGGTTGTTATCTACCGTAATAGTATTACAATCTGCAAACTCAACACCGTTTCCAGTAACATTGCTTAGAGTGTTGTTGGTAATTAATACATTACTTATCTCAGCGCCTGCGGTTGAGCTACTGCTTATCTTAATACCTTTCTTACAACCAGATATAGAATTGTTAGAGATGTTGTAGTTCTCGGTATCAGAATGCGCTCTAACGTGAATAGCAATAAGGGGTTCATATACTCCACTACCTACGTCTACGCCTGTAATATTGTTGCCCTGCATAATGGCATTCGTACCACTTTGTATAAAGTTAATACCATACTGGGAGCAGTGATATATGTTGTTGTTACTAATATTACTATCATCATGTACGGCAGTATTACCATTAATGCCCCAACGAAACCTTTCAACATTGTTGCCAGTCACATTAACGCAATCATTCTGTATGCGAATGCCAGAACCTAAACCATTTACACCTTCTAATGTATTGCCTGTAACCGCTACGTTAAATCCGTTAGGTTTCTCTGTATCCCCACGGCCTCTACCCTTAACATTAATACCATAGATTTGATTAACATTTAGTGTAGTAGTTCCATTAGGTAGTTTGCCCATGCCTGAGATACTGTTGCCAGTGATTGTAGCAAATCGAGCCTTAGTGTAGATAGCCGCTGATTCCCCTGCGTAATAAAACTTAATATTGTTAGTGCCAGAAGCAGGAGCAGTAGTAAACGTAAGTGTAGTTCCATTAAGATTCCAGAGCGTAGTCTCGTCAGTGTTTATCTGCTCAACATCATTAACATAAACAGTACACTGCCCTTCATTAAGACCACTCTCTGTCACAGTAAATGTTGTGTCACTACCGTCACCACTGAAAGTCTCAAAAGTACCTACCGCACCTATAGTATCGAATGTGTTGCCTGTAATAGCTACTTGCTTGCCATAGATAAGAACTGCGTTACAGTCAGTACCTGACACAGTACTAATGTTTCTAAACGTGTTATTGGAAACACTAAGATTTCTCCAAGTATCCTGCGCCGAGTAAGTGTTCTGTCCTACACGAATAGGTTTGTTTGCTGTTATATTTTCAAACAAACAATTAGTAACTTTAAAAGAATTAACTGGTCTTTCTAAAGTAATACCACCACCACAGTTTTTTACTGTAATGTTATCTAGGTGAAACTTATCGAAAGAAGCAGAACTACTAAAAGAGTTTTCAAACACAAACTTAAACCCTTCAAACTGCACATCCTTAATGTCAGCATCATTCTTTATAACGACAAAAACCTTTGTATTGCCTACTGCTTTAATTGTACCCGTACCTCGCATTTTTAAAGTACTAGCCGTCAACACGCCACCTAAAGGCCAAGAGGACACTAAGAACACACCGTCAGGTACATAAACGAGTTGGCCGGAATCAATAGCAGCTTTTACAGCCACTGTGTCGTCCGTAACACCATCACCTATCGCACCAAAAGACTTGATGTCACGTATGATGCCGGTGGTTTGGAATCCATTATCAGATGAAATACGAATGATACTGTTAGACGAGAGGTCTCTAGCGCCGTCAGCGAAAAATCCTTGGATATTCGCACGGTCGGCTAAGGAGGATACGAATAGTTCCCCAGTACTTATTTGCGCATTGTTTATGTAAGAATGCTCTCCTTCAAGGTCTACAGACTGCCCAGTCTCAGGAAACGCTGTACTGGGAGCGTCTATATTTAAACTCTTAAACCCACAGCGTTTAATATTCCTAACTGTAGGGGGGTTGGCGTTTTGAGCTGCATCAGATATAGAAGCACCTCGTGCAGCTGCGCCCCCTAATTTAGCGTTGACAGACATCCAACAGTCTTCTAGGGTTAGCTGGTAGTCAGTAGTCGCACCTATCTTAACTCTATCTTCTGCTACTAAAGCAGTTCCTAGTGTAATAGTAGTATTACTATCTGTTATTTGATACTTACCTGCACCAGTACCCACAGAAAGAAGGACGTTGTTTAGGTAAACCTTTAGGCCCCCAGTCCTACTTGCACCTTGAGAATCAAACGTGGTGCCGTAGTTAAGTACGGTTTGTCCGATAGCAGCGACATTGGTGACGTATCTCCATACAACGGTACCGTCTGTTATGTCTACACCTGTAGTGGTGCCGGTCGGGCCGCCAGTAGCTGCGGAAGTTCCTGATGCTTTACAGATATACCCAGCACCACCGTTTAAAATTCTATCTCCTAGGGAGAAAACAGTGTTGCCAGTCCACGTATTAGCGGTGATATAAATCTGTCTCTTAGACGATACACCCTGTTGGAATCTAAACGCAGACCCTGTACCTGTCTCTTCCCCGTGGTTAGGGGCAACTACGTTGGGATGTATCTGACTTACGTTCCTACACCCACTGTCAATCATAACAAGTGGGTCAGGGTCAATATACCCCGAGCAATTCATATTCTGAACTGTAATCGAACCATTACGACTGCACTCCCCCACTCGAGAGAATGCAGGAAGGTTTGACTCGGCTAGAGATCCGTCATACACAGCGGAATCAATAGTAATAGAGAACTGGTTAGAGTAAGCTGCAATGTCACATAGCTTTCTTGTAACGGTCACTGTTTGCGCCCTAACGGATGTATTAACAAAGGCGTTAGCAAATATAGCTTCTCTAGCCCTAATATCTTTGAAGTTAAAGTCGCACTTGTACATACCACCACGAGCCATAGCCGCAGATTGATCTGATGTTATAGATATACCGTTAATTTGTGCGTTCTTACAAAGCAACATATTGTTGCCTCTTACATCTTGGACAGCCGCTTCCTGCGCATTACACACCTGAAGGCTTCCATATAAGTCCCCCATAGCCTCACTTATGGGGATGTCTAGAACGATGACTCCGGTAGTATTATTTGCGGATAGTACTTCTGAAAGATGGGCAGTAACTGGGTAGTCTCCTGAGCTACCTACCCAAGTCTTAGTTGTAGTAACCCAAACCAAATCGCCTACAGCAAAGTTAGCTGCATCTCCGGCTGTGGTGGTTGTAATTGTATTCCCACTGTTCACAGCGTTAATAGGGTACTGAGTATACGTTACAATATCTGAGTTATAAGACCCAAAATATGCGGGGTGAAAACCTCCCGGCATCAAGCAGACACCATTAATCCCCGTGGAAGTAGTAGTGTTACGTATTTCTCCGCCTCCAACCCAGTTTGAGTTTGATCTGACGTATACCGGCCTTGTTATCTTTATAAAATTGCCGCTACTAGGGAAGTATAAAGTCTTACCAACACTGGCGGCATAGTCGATAGCTTGCTGTAGAGTGTCTTTGTTATCAGTAACGCCATCAGCCTTCACACCAAAAGCTGTCACTGAAATAGTGTCTTTATTTACTATCCCGTTAGGGTCATCTATGTCTTGGAATGGGATAGTCTCAGAATCGTTTATGTATACATCACCCGAAGTTACAGAGGACAAGTCCATAAACTTCTCACTACCACTATGAGACTGGCGAGTAAAGGAGAAACTCGTAATCCTATTGTTTACTTTGACTCCGTAGAACGCATTACTATTATCGTGGTTCTTTTGGGTATGGCAAGAATCGAAGCTCAGCTCATCAATGTCGGACAATGGTGCAGCGAGAGTATTTAATGGAGACCCTATCTCAAGGTCATGGACGTTAGTGCCGGTAGCGGAGTTAAACTTAACCCCGAAGAAACCAGATCGGTCGGCAGTTCTTATAGCCACCACAGAATTAGTTAGTCCAGTTTGTTGGTTGGTGCCGTACTCTCCCCCTAATTGATAATATCCTACCATCCTATAAGGTACGCCTTCGCTGCCATCCCCCAAGATGTTCTGTACTGCATCGTCCCATAACATTTGGTGGTTGTGGTTAAAGTTGGCGTTAAAGTTGAAGCACGTTAGGTCACTCGTTTCTCGGATGCTGAAAGAGTCTAGCACCCCACCCCCTGAAGTAGGAGTCCCGCCCGATGCGGCTGTACCGTTTCCTAGGAGGACTACGTTAATCATACTGGATAGCCACAGTCCGTTTCTGACCATGCCCCAACCTTTGTTATCCTCGGATCTAAAGTTCATTAACGTAAAAGACCCTAGCTTCTGGAACTTAGCGCCATCCCCAGCCTGCCCGTTACCGTCAATCATAAAATCAAATACGGATATACCAGACAGACCATCAGTACCATTACCTACGGTTAATGCTGGTTTGTTAGGGAAGCTAGACGCTTTCTTTAGCGTGGCTATGGCGCTGCCCGTACCTCTGAGGTTTAATTTTCGGGTAACCACTATCTCATCACTAATAAGGCAGGAGCCCGGAAAGTATATAGTAGACCCTTCAGGGGCTTGAGCCAGACAGTTTTTGATTGCCTGAGTGTCATCAGTAGGGTTGGTAGCATTGGCATTACACTGTGCCCCGTAATCCTTAACGTTTACTCCAACGATGTTCCCTGAAAAAGAACCTGCTGGACCTTGAAGACCCACGGCTCCCTGAGGCCCAGTAGGTCCAGCAGGTCCCGTAGGACCTACAGCTAGGGCATCTACCCTATCTACTTCTCTTTTTAATTTATCTAACTCACGTTGAGTAGACCTTGCATCATAATTTACTGGTAACATTATCTAAATCCTCTTAGCCTTCCTTTAATAACAATGTTAGATATTTCCCAAGTATCTGCAGATCCACTAGACTCTATCTTAAGAAATAGATACCTACCGGAAGTCCTTACATTATACTCTTTGTATTTAGCATCTACATAAAAGGAATCACTTTCATAAAAAGTGGGTTCGTCATTAATACTAGAAGCCCAACCTACAGATACCTTAGGGTTACCTTCACCAACTTTACCTACACGTATGCTTGTGATCTCTTTGATTGCGTAAGGATCTTCAAGGTCATGTGCTTTAGTAGTAGCTGTTGTTACGTGAGGGCTCGAAGACCCGTCTTCAAAGTATATACGAGATGTATCATCAGCTGTAATTGGGTGATGGAATACTCCACTTTCTTCAGCGGCAGTAACAGAAGTAGTCCTTTTACTAAAGACACCTGTAGAGTAGTTGTAAGATATTTCAATGTTGTTAACATTAGTTTCTAAAGGTAAAGACCAAATGACTTCATTGTGTTCTTTGTTGTGGTACGCAATAACTTTTGAGTACTCTCCTTCTGAAACGTTATCTAAGACATATCTGTTAATGCCTTCTGCATCTCCAATACGTTTAACTGAGTTACCGTCTGTCTCAAAGAAACCTCTTCGGGATAAACCGTAGTTAAGTCTGTCTACAGATACAACTGATTTAGATGACACTGCACCTACACCAGAAGTCATAGCTGTTTGATACCCAAAGTAAAAGGGAGACCCTAAGTAACTAAGGATAAACATTTGATCGTCTGTGTAGATAGCTTTATTTTCACCTAAGGGTACAATGCACTTAAGGGGAGAAGAGGCTTCTCGTAACGTAAGGCTACCTGCAGCACTGCCGGAAGCAAAGGGGTCCCATTGATCAGGGTCATCTTCATCGCACCAAGCTACATCGAACTCACGACTTATAGACGAACCCCTGTCATAGTTAATAGCTAGGACATGTGGTCCTGATTTATCAACAGCCTTAACTCTAGTAAACGGGCAATTAGATGTTGTTAATTGTAATTGAAGACCTGTCCCTGTGCCACCAGTACCTCCTACAACTTGATTATTAGTGTACCCAGATCCGTAAGACGTAATCTTAAGGGACGACACTTCACTCCCAGAGAACCCTGTAACTACAACTTGAAGTCCACCAGAAAAAGAAATAACATCATTTAAGGAATAGTTTGAGCCCGGAAGAACAATCTGAACCCTGTTAACACCATTGTTAACTAAAGGGGCAAAGGTTTCATTATCCTTTTTTATCTGGAGTGGGTTTATATCATTTGCAGCTATTACCCAAGTACCAAAATTAGTAAAAGACCAAAGGCTTGGCTCATTAACACCAGCATCCCAAGTAGTATCTCCACCGTCCCACACAGATGCTCCAGAGTCCCAGACAGTTTCACCGCTGTTTTCTATTAGATTATAACCAGAGCCTACTACAGTACCATTTGTAGAGGTAGGATCACTTGCTTTGTATCGGTATATTTTATCCAGATCTCCTGCGTAAATAACTTTTGTACCATACTCTTGTATTGAAGTAAGACCCCTAATTGATTTATAAGTTGCACCGTTTAAGGGC